TGATATTTATATCTAGCAGAGACCATGTGTTTTAATGAACTCTCAGGAATTCCGTATCGCAGACAAACTTCTTTTTTTCTTAAAAATAATGGACCTTTATTTGTCATGCTGTTTTCTTATTGCTAGGTTTAAGCTCTACTATTTTATTATTACTGTCTAAGTTGGAAAGTAATCTTTCATACTGACCTAATACTTGAGCGTACTTATGTTTTGCTTCAATGCTTTTTTTCTTATCTTTTAATGTTAATAATAAATCTCTTGTTTTTAACAAAGTCTTTTCAACTTCATTTAATTTATCTTGAATATCTTTTCTAAGAATTGCTGATCTTACTCTATTAGATTTTTTTGTAAGAATAGGATCAATAATTGCAGCTACAGGAGATATAAATAAAGGATCTACTATATCTTCAATAACAACTTTATTTTTTGCAAATGGATCTGGGTTCAATATATTTATTTTGCCTCTGGCATTCTCATAAATTCCAAAGAAGTATCTGATGTCATCAATACCAAATTCATCAAATACAAATTTCTTACCAACTACAACTAGCTTGCCATGATAATTTTTAATGTCGCTACCTTTATAATAAAAAATAATGTGATTATTATAAATAGAGCCAGCGCTTTTAATTTTAATTGCTTTGATGGATGGTCTGTAAATATCTCTTGGTACAGTAACAATTTCATTATCGTAATTCCAAACTTGACCTGGAGCATAATCATAATCTCCTAAAGACTGCGGAGATAACAAATCTACAGCTCCCCACACCTGACACTTCAGCTCTTCAAATAATAAATCAACAGGATCGCAATTTAAAACTTTTGAATAGTTAAGAGCTTGGTCAATAGATATTTTTCTTTGACCACGAACTTCCTTCCAAATATTTGCAAAGTTCTTATCAGATTTTTCTGCAAATTTTTTAGTATCTAAATTATTAATATGTAGTTGAGTGCTTAATTGTTCAGCTGTATCTGCAGGAGCAAAAGTATTTTTTAATATTTTGTTTTGATATTCTGTTTTTTCAAATTTCCATAAATCAATAAACTCATCTTTAAGTTTAATGAAATCTAAACTTAATACTTTTCTATAAGCATCAATAGATAAGCCAGATATTATATAGCTAAAACTCTCAACTTTATTGTTGCCTGTTAATTTTTCAGAAAATAAATTGATTTGAACTGTAGCAATTGCGCCTAATTGATCTTCAGGATTTTTTCTAAAATCAATAAAGAAATCCTCGTCTTGATGCGAGTTAAGCCATTCTTTAGAAGGCTCTGATTTTAACCAGTCTGTTTTTAACGCTAATTCCATAGATATAAGATCTTATGACATAGACCAATATTATAGTCAAGTCTGACAAAACAACTTGACATCTCATCTGCAGATATTAAACGCTTAGAAATGGCTAGAAATGAGTTTTATAGCGTAACACGCACACCAGTCTCGGTTTGGCACAGAAAACAACACGATTTAGTGGCTTTAAGTGACTGTGATTTCCTTAGTATTTGTCCAGCTTGCGCTAAAAACCTAATAATTGCTGATACTATTTACAATAAAGATAACAGTTTTAAAGGCAAATCAGAGTGGCTGCAAAGACCATATAAACAAATCGCTCAATGCTTAAAAATACCTTATTGGATTATTTGGTACACAGTTGATGAAGCTAAAGCTGAAAGACCAATAACTAAATTTCACTTAAAAAGAATATATCCAAATCCATCAACAACAATACTTGAATTAGAACCAGATCACTTCTTGCAATACCTGGAGCATAAAGTTCAGCAGCATATTCCAGATTGCAATTCCAAAGAATATTTAAAAAAACGTATGAACGCTGATACGGAATTTAATAAAAATTTAACACGCAAGGATAATTATGAGAGATTACTATCCTAGCTGTACAGAATTAATTTCAAATTTAAAATTAACAAATCAAGAATTTAGAATTTATCAATATCTTTGTTCGCAGTATAATTTACGTAAGCATGAACCATTTGTAAGGCTTGTAAACATAGCAGGATTATTTCAATTATCTTTAGCGACTGTAAAAGAAATCTTATCCAGGATTGCAGAGCTAGAGGTAGATCAAAAGCAATTACTTACAATTAATTTTAATGGAACTCATTTAGTATTTGAGATGCCATATTATAAATCATTCCTGGAGAACTTAGGATTTAAGAAAAACAATTTAGCAGCAGGATTTAAAAATTTAAATAACAAAGTTAAAGATTTAAATAAGGAAGCGGATAACACAATTTATCTATATCCTAAATTAGATCAATTTGATTTGTCAGAAGCTCTACGTGATTTGCCTGACGATGATTTTGAAAACATAAAACCAAATCAACTTAGATTTCCTTGGGTATATTACGATGAAAAAAATAGACGAACAGATAATAGATAAACAAATTTATACCGAAACGCAGATTAGATATTTGCTTGAGGATGCAGTTTGGACTGAAAGATTTATCTCAAAACCAAACAACAGAAGAGTTCCTGCTATGTATAAGATTATTGATTGCAGCTATGATGAGCAAGATTTTGGCTATTATATTGCTAGTTACAAAGGCAAAGCTACTCCTAAACAATTGACCAGATATAACTTTGCAGTTGAAGTTATGCTTATGATAAAATCTGATATTGATAATGATCCAGTATTTGCAAGGAAATTAGTATGGATGAGAGCAAATAGATTTCCAATGACAAAACTTGCAAAGATGTTTGGCTATCACAGAACTACTTTAAAAATTCGCTATCAGACAATCTTACAACGATTGGCAGACAAAATAAATGTTGCATATTCATTTGACAGCATCGACAAATTTCTTTACAAATTCTAATACAATTTCAATAATTATTTATTCTTCAGATACATAAGAAATAATATTATTCTCCTAGCCTATACAAATAAGCGAACAGGTGTAAAATAACAGGCTGTTGTGAAAACAGTTCATCTATGCGCTGTTGTAATTAATTTAAATTTAAAAAGTCTAACAGCAGAGTAGTTAAGAATAATTCTCAAAACAGATTAGCGATGAAGAAGATTAGAGTAGATTGCGAAACTATAAACAAACAAAATAAGTTACCTTGCAAAGCTCCAGGAATATTATGTAAGAACGGAAACATCCGTTGCAGAATTCATGGTGGCGCTTCTACTGGTCCAAAGTCTGCAAAGACTACCGAAGGTAAAATAAAATTATTATTAAATTTAAAACGTAAAGATCATGAGCGAATTGCAGCTGACATCAGAAATAGAGAACTCAATCGTATCTCAATTGATGAATGGAACTCCACTAACAAAGATTTGCAAAGCTAAAGAAGCACCAAGTTTATCAAAAGTTTATAAATGGATTGCAACTAACAAAGAGTTCGCTGACAAGATTTTAACTGCTAGACGAATAGGCGCTCAAACATATTTAGATTTAATTATTGAAGAGTTAGAGAATGCGGACAATCGTAATATTATGGTGGTTCGTGAGAAGCTCTCGCATTATCGCTGGTTAGCTTCAAAGCTAATTGGAGTGTATGGTGATAAACAAGAAATTAGAACAGACAGTAAGATTGAAATAACTTGGAATGTTCCAGAAGCACAATCTAATACGAATGTGAATGTTATTGATGTGAATGTTGAAGATGTGAATGTGGTTAAAAGTTCGGTAGAATAAGCGCAAACACAGTTCTCGCACGCATCATGAGGTTAGCAAAACAATAAGCAATTAAATATATTTGCACCAAACATACACCAGATTAATTAATTAATAAGCAATTGCAATCCAGAGTGTCGGCTAGTCCAGCAAATTACTGTTTGGAACAGCGGAAAAACGATTATTTTTGGCTACCACACCTCCGAAAACTACGTGCGGATCTCTATAGCGTTATTACCGATCAACCAAACGCACAAACGAACGAACGAATTACATGACTAAAATTGATGATAAGTTTAAGGAGATCCAGGCAATAACCTACTCCACTTATCAAAACGAGCTTATTATAAATTTTTCAGGATTTGCAAATGAAGAGGATGTTAAGGAGTTTGCAGATTTCGTGTTTGCAAAGATTAAGATGCACTACGTTGATATTAACAAGATGCCTAGCATTCACTAATGAAAGTTGTTTTACCTTACACACCAAGAAAACAGCAACACTACGTTCATACTGAATTAGCTAAATACAGATATGCTGTACTCTGTTGTCACAGAAGGTTTGGCAAAACAGTTCTTTGCATAAATCATCTTATTAAGATGGCGATGACAAATTCAAATCATCAGCCACGCTACGCTTATATTGCACCGACTTACTCTCAAGCAAAGAAGATAGCCTGGGATTACCTTAAACATTTTACTGAGAAGATACCTGGCACAAAATATAATGAAACTGAATTACGATGTGATTTAGTTAATGGTGCTAGAATTACCTTACTATCATCTGAAAATCCTGACAGTATCAGAGGAATATATTTAGATGGCTGCATTATAGATGAGGCAGCGCAAGTTCAAGCTGCTTTGATTGATGAAGTTATAACTCCTGCTTTGTCTGACAGAAAAGGATTTATGATTTTAGTTGGTACACCAGCTGGAATGAATAATCTGTTTTATGATTATTATCAAAAAGCTCAATCTAATAAGAATTGGTTTTTATATAAAGCCAAGGCATCTGAGACTAAGATAGTAGATCCAGAAGAATTGACTGCGGCACTTTCAGTAATGGGTACCGCAAAATATAATCAAGAGTTTGAATGCTCGTTTATTGGAAACATCAAAGGTTCCATCTACGGAGATTTACTTGGTAAACTTGAAGATAAAAAACAAGTTGC